TTGAAAGGAATCAGCAGCACAAGGATGAACACTTGAGACATATGTCTACCATTAGAATCCTGAAGGATCGCTATACTGGTAGGTCAGTAGGTACTTGTGTTTACTTGGATTATGATGCAGCTACTGGCAGATTGGTTGAAGTAGTTGATGACCCGTTTGCTAGTGGCAACCCATCCACAGATAGAGGGGAGTTCTGATAATGACTAAAGAAGAACGTGCAGCCTACGTTAGAGCATACGTTAGTACAACCAGTGGAAGGTCTACCAAGCTGCTGAAGGATGCGCGTGCAAGGGCAAAAAGGTTAGGCTTGCCCTGCACCATCAGCAAGCAGTGGGTTGAACATCACTTGATTAAGGGTGCTTGCACAAGAACGGGACACAAGTTTTACTTAGGTCCACCGCGTGTAGCGGGTTATAAAGAACCACGAGCACCAAGCATAGATAGGATTAATGGTTCGTATGGTTATGAGACTTGGAATACTCAAGTAGTTACTTGGCATTACAACATGGCTAAGGGTACAGGGACTGATGCTGATCTGGTAACACTGTGCAAAGCAATACTGGGGGAGCGAAGGTTGTTCACTTAATTCACTCGTTAGAGAGGAAGGTTATGACTACATATATAATAGATACAGAAACAAATGGTTTACTGAAAGACCTTGATACAATTCATTGCATGGTAGTACGGGATGCAGACACAGGTGACTACGTGTCCTATGAATCTGATCATTGGTGCATGAATGTTTACGAGGGCGTTAAATTCTTAATGCAACAGGCTGAGAAATTAGATACGAAGTTCGTGGGACATAATCTAATTGGCTTTGATATACCTGCACTAGCAAAGGTGTACCCTACATTTGAATTGCCCGAACACAAGTGCTTTGATACATTGGTAGCATCACGTTTAATCTTCCCTGATCGTTGGGATGCAGATAGTAAGCTAGTGATCAAGCAAGGTTTTCCTAAGAGGTTATCCAATAGACATTCATTGGAGGCATGGGGTCACAGGTTACAGTGTCACAAGGGTGAGTACACAGGGGATACCAACATTGAGGATGTGAAGGAGCGTAAGGCTAAGAAGTGGGATAGGATTAATGAGGATATGGTTGAGTACTGTAAGCAGGACACTGAGGTAACACGAGTGCTATACAAAATGTTAATGGGAAAGAACTACTCCCAAGAAGCGTTGGATTTAGAACATGAAGTTAGGTTCATTATCTCAGCACAAGAACGGTATGGTGTAGCATTCGATACGGATGCAGCAGCAGAGTTAGCAGCAACCTTAACCAAGCGTAAGTTAGAGTTAGAGGGTGAGTTGAGTGTAGCCTTCCCCGATATGTATGTACCTAATAAGGTGTGGTGTCCTAAGCGTGACAATAAAACTATGGGCTACTGTGCTGATGCTAGAATAACAGCGGTAACACATACGCAGTTCAGTGCATCCAATCGTAATCATATTGTGTACTGGTTGAAGGCTAAGTACAATTGGATACCAAAAATTATGGGTGACGATGGCAAGCCTAAGATGGATGAGGTAATCCTAAAAGAATTAGACTACCCAGAGGTAGCATTACTACGTGAATATCTGGTAGTAAACAAGAGGTTAGCAGCAGTTGCTAATGCACCACAGGCATGGTTGCGCCATGTAACTAAGGGTCGTATGCATGGTTCAGTAATTACTAATGGTGCAGTGACAGGTAGAGCCACACACAGTAAGCCGAACCTAGGACAAGTACCTGCTGTTTATTCAGAATATGGTAAGGAATGTAGAGCCTTGTTCACTGCATCTAGTGGGCGCAGGTTAGTAGGTGCGGATCAGTCAGGTGTTGAGGGCAGGTGTCTCGCGCACTTCATGGCACTGTGGGATGATGGTGAGTATTGTAGGGTTGTGTTAGATGGTGACATACACACTACCAATCAGGAAGCAGCAGGTCTTGCGACTCGTGACAACGCTAAGACATTCTTCTACGCATTCATCTATGGTGCGGGCAATGAAAAGATAGGCAGCATTGTAGGTAAGGATGCTAAAGAGGGCAGGAGATTAAGGAAGAAGTTCCTTACTGGACTACCTGCATTAAAGAAACTAATTGATGCGGTTAAGGATAAGGCACAGCAGAAGGGTTACTTGGTGGGTCTGGATAAGCGAAGGATTCCTATAAGGAACGCACACTCTGCACTTAATACTTTGCTACAATCTGCGGGAGCACTACTCGCTAAGAAGTCTATGGTTATAATGCGTGAGAAGATTATAGCTAAGGGGTGGGAACAGCGGGCGCAGCAGGTTCTGTGGAATCACGATGAGCATCAGTGGGATTGTGAGGAAGCTATTGCAGATGAGGTAGGAAAGATGCAGGTTGAAGCATATCAAGAAGCAGGTAAGTACTTTAATTTTCGCATACCTATTGATGGTGAATATAAAGTAGGAATGAACTGGGCTGACACACACTAACGTGGAGGACACAATGTATATAAGATCAGAGAAGATGGAAATAATTAGGAAGGGGTTAGATGCTGCTGAGCTTGATGAGATGTATCACTCACCACCGCATTGCCCTTATGCCGAGCGTTCTAAAGAGTGGTACTGGTGGTCGCTTGGTTATGAAATGTATGAACAACTATCACATGAGACAGCCGATGACCACCTTGCTCATTGATGCCGACATATTAGCATATCATGTATCCGCAGCTAACCAACATACCTATAGGTTTGGCGAGGATAGCAGCGACATAGCAGTTGATATAGGTAATATTGAAACTGCATATGAGTTGGCGGATAAGAAGATAAGTGAATTAGTACACAAACTCAAAGCTAAGGATGTAATTATCTGCCTATCCTGTAAGACTTGTGATGGTTTTAGGCGAAAAATTCTCCCAACATATAAAAGTAACCGCACCAATGTAGCAAGACCTACACAACTACAGGCTGTTAAGGATTATCTGGCGCGTGTATACGAATCTAAATTATGGGAAGGTTTGGAAGCCGATGATGTTATGGGTATCCTATCCACTGAACCACACAGGGGTAAGCGCATTATTGTATCGGAAGATAAGGATATGCAAACCATTGAGGGTTGGCTTTTCAATCCACGTAAGGATAGCAAAGCTAAGTACATTACTAAAGAACATGCACATAGGTTTCATATGCTGCAAACTTTGATGGGTGATGCAGTTGATGGGTATGGTGGGTGTAGAGGAATAGGTAAGATCAAGGCTAACAGATTACTGGACAGTGTATCCCCAGTGGATTGGTGGTCCATGATAGTTGGTATCTATGAGACTGCGGGACTCACCGAAGAACACGCACTCATACAGGCAAGGGTAGCAAGGATACTACGGCACGTAGATCGTGGGACTTACCCACTGTGGCAACCAATATTATGGAGTCCAGATGAATCGGAATAAGATAATTAGTTTTACAGTAATAGTAGCATTAGCCCTATTCTCAATGAACCACTTTATACAAAGGGCTAAAGCTGATAGGCATGTTACTCAGAGGTTGAGTTCCATTGAGGAATTTAAGGAGTGTGTTAATTTTCAGAATTATGTTCCACTCGATCAGGTTAGAGTTATCTGGGATGTGCAGTCTGCTAGTTGTTATGTAGTATTAGTAGACGGTAGGTTTCTAACTGTGCCTGACTTTATTAAAGAGATAGAGGGCTTTCACAAATGAAAAAGCCTACGTTAACTCAAAATTTAGAAGCGATGGGATTTGTAGAAGTTGGTGATATACCATCACCTAAGCCCCCCAATGATTCACAAGTAGGTGGGGATCACTACCTTAAAAATATACAGCCTTGGGACTTTATAACTGCTAATGACTTAGGTTTTTTAGAAGGTAATATTGTTAAGTATATTAGTAGGTATAAAAGTAAGGGTGGACTAGTTGATTTATATAAGGCTAGGCACTACTTAGAGAAGTTAATTGAAGTAGAAGAAAAGGTATAAAGTAGCAATAAGCTCCTAACTTTCAAATAGTTAGGAGTTTTTTATGTCCATAGCTCCTCAGTATAGGAATAACCGATGAATAACCGCTTGGAAACTATGAAGAAAATAAAGAAAAGAGGTAGTGAACTAGGTGCGTTACTCACACCAGAATTAATTAAAGCAATACGGGAAACTTTTCCTAGGAAAGCATTGAGCCTAAAGATAGACCAGAATGAATTATGGTTTCGAGAAGGACAGTGCAGCGTAGCCGAAGTACTACAAGCAAAATTCGATGAAGTTAACAATAACGTATTAGATCAGGAGATACTATAATGTGTATGGGCGGAGGTGGACCAAGTAGGGCTGCTGTAGATCAAGAGGCAGAGAATAAGCGGAAGCAAGAAGAACTACTAAAAGAGCGTAGAGCACAATTAGTTAATCCTGAAGATGAACTAGATCAGAAAACGAAGAAGGAAAGAAAATTTCAAAGGCAGGGAAGGGAAGGCTTAACAATTGACTTGAATGATCAGTATAAACAAGGCTCAGGTCTCTCAATAAAATCTTAATAGGTAAATAAAAAATGGAAGATATGCCCGAAGGAGAAACAGGTACTAAACGAGCAAGGTATAATAGGTTAACAACCTTCCGTGATCCCTACCTTCAGCGGGCACGATCATGTAGTGTATTGACTATACCATCATTGATACCCCCAGAAGGGAGCAGTGGCAGCACGGTTTTACCTACACCTTTTCAATCTTTAGGAGCAAGGGGGGTTAATAACTTAGCATCTAAATTACTAATAACACTACTACCGCCGAATGCACCCTTCTTTAAGTTAGTCGTGGATGACTTCTTACTGCAAGAGCTTACAGGTGAAGAAGGATTAAGGGGAGAAGTAGAGGAAACATTCAACAGTATGGAAAGAAGTGTGATGACCGAGATAGAAACATCGGCAATCAGACCTGCCGTATTTGAATCTCTGAAACACTTATTAGTTGCAGGTAATGTAGCTACATACTTAAATCCGAAAGGAGGTATGAAAATCTTCCCACTGGGTCGATACGTTGCTAGGCGTGATCCAATGGGGGAACTACTAGAACTCATCACCGAGGAGCATGTATCCATCTCAGACTTGCCTGAAGAAATGCAAGGTGAGGTAACAGGCGAGGCGGGGTCTAGTGTTACCGAGAATGGTGAGAAAATTATATGCTTATATACCTGTGTAAAGTTAGTGGACAACAAGTGGTATGTATCCCAAGAAGCGGGAGGGGTACTAGTACCTGAAAGTAAAGGTGAATATCCTAAAGAAAAATCACCATTTTCTGTTTTACGCTTCACAGGTATATCTGGGGAGGATTATGGTAGAGGGTATGTTGAGGAATACAAAGGTGATATTCAATCACTTGAATACCTAACCAAGGCAATAGTTCAAGGTAGTGCAGCAGCAGCTAAAGTACTATTTATGCTGCGCCCAAGTGCCGTTACAGAGGCAGCAGATATAACTGAATCAGAGTCGGGTGATATTATCGTGGGCAATGCAGATGATGTTAGTGTACTCCAGTTACAGAAACAGGCTGACTTTCAAGTTGCAGCACAGACAATACAAAGGTTGGAGCAAGCACTAGGTTTAGCTTTTCTAATGAATACTTCAATCCAACGTAACGGTGAAAGGGTGACAGCAGAGGAAATTAGATTCATGGCTAATGAATTAGAAAATGCCTTGGGTGGAATATATTCTTCTCTATCACAGGAGTTTCAATTACCATTAGTTACTGTATTGATGGCACGTATGGAGAAACAAAAGAAACTACCAGTATTACCTAAAGGTATGGTGCGCCCACAAGTAACCACAGGTGTAGATGCTATTGGTAGAGGACAAGATAGCGAGAAGTTAAGATCATGGATGGAGGACATATCCGTGCTTGGTCCTGAAGTTGTAGCAAATAGCATCATTGCAAGTGATTACATTAAACGTAGTGGTGTTGCACGTGGGATAGATATGAAGGGCTTAGTTAAATCACCAGAAGATTTGCAAGCTGAGCAGCAGCAAGCACAACAGCAACAACAGCAACAAATGATGATGGAGAAACTAGGACCAAACGCCATAACCCAAATGGGTGGCATAGCAAAACAGGCAGGTGAAGCTGAACAGGGGGGAGATGTCCCAAGTGAAGTTAGTAGTGGAGTCCCACCCGAACCAATGGCTGAGCAGTTACCTGAAGTTTAATAATTTATATATAGAGGCAACAAAATTATGGCAAATGCAATTCCAGTACATAAGCAACCAGAGGTTAAACCCGTGGTAAAGGGTGAAGTTAAACCTGAAGTAAAGGGAAAAGATACAAAGTTAAAAACACATGATGCAGTGAGGACAGATAACTAGAATGGCGGAACTGGATAAGGCAGAAGAAACCAGTGTAACTGCACCAGAAGTTGGTTCAGATGCATATAACAAACAGATGGCAGAGAAGTTTGATGCAAGTCAAGGAACTGAACAGTCAGAGGAAGTTACAGTAGAGGAAACACCTGTAGAAGTAGCAGCTAAACCTGATGGTGTTCCTGATAAGTTCTATAATGAAGAAACAGGAGAAGTAGACTATGCTTCTTTAACTAAGTCATACAATGAGTTAGAGAAGGGTAGAGGAAAAGCTAAAGCTAAACCACAGGGAGCATTGAAAGTTAGTACTGAGGATGCAGTGGTGTTAGCTAAAGTTAAATATGATGAAGCTAAAGAAAAAGCTGAAGCTGACGGTGCTACTCAGGAAGATAAAGATTCTCTTGAGGTAGCTGATGAAGCGTTAACACTAGCCAAGGCAGGAGCAATTGCAGCTAGAGAAGATAGTAAAAAGGCAGATGAAGCTAAGGCACTAGTTGAGAAATCGGGGTTTAACTTCGATGAGTTAGCAGCAGAGTATGCAGATAAGGGTGAACTATCAGCAGATAGTATAGAAGGTCTAGTGAAGGGTGGTATACCTGAAGCAACCGTACACGCCTACATCGCGGGGCAAGAAGCCATAGCAGCACAGTGGGATACTGAGGCTAAAGAAGTAGCAGGAGGTAAAGAAGCCTATGCTGATATGATAGCGTGGGCGGGAAAAGCCTTAACCCCAGAAGAAATTAAAGCCTACGATACTGCTGTAAATACTAGTGATATTAATCAAGTTAAGTTAGCAATATCGGGGCTAAGAGCTAAGTATGAAGATTCTAATGGAAAAGAGCCTAGGTTACTAGGGGGCAGTACTGGTGGTAATCAATCCACTGGAGGGTTTGGGAGTAGAGCAGAGATGATTGCTGCAATGTCTGACCCTCGATATGGGAATGATCCATCGTATCGAAAACAAGTGGAAGCTAAAGTAGGAAAAACTACCGCTTTCTAATTAGTACGACTTCAATAGGGTATGTCGATAACTGCCCCTACCTAATTTCTAGTAGTAAAACACAAGCTAATGCCCGACTCAGGTTGGATAACATTGTGTAAAGGTTTTATAAATAGAATGAGTAACAAAAACTATTTATTTAATTTATAAGGAAACATTATGGCAGCAGCAACTCCATTACGCGCGGGTCAAGTCAACAGTTCGGGCGCAACAGATGCACTATTCTTAAAAGTATTCGGTGGTGAAATTCTAACCGCCTTTGAGCAATCACAAGTAGTAGTAGACAAGCACACGGTTCGCCAAATTTCACATGGTAAATCAGCGCAGTTTCCTGCAACTTGGAAAGTATCGGCAGCATACCACACAGCGGGTGCTGAAATCTTAGGGCAAACATCTAACCTCAATGAGCGTGTCATTGCTATTGATGATCAGTTGATTGCTTCAGTAGCTATACCATCAATTGATGAAGCTATGAACCATTACGATTATCGGTCTATTTATTCACGTGAGTGTGGTATTGAACTTGCTAATACGTGGGACAGAAACGTACTACAAGTGGGTGTCAATGCAGCCCGCGCTTCAGCTACTGTCACTGGTGGTGACGGCGGAACTGTTCTAACATCATCTGGTACTCTGTATCGTACATCCTCTAGCGATCTAGCTGCGGGTATATATTCAGGTATTCAAGCTATGGATGAAAAGAACAATCCTGATGCAGATGGTCGCAATGTATTTATGCGCCCTGCACAATACTACTTACTTGCACAAGATAAGACTCTGTACAACACAGACTATGCAGCAGGTAATGGTAACTTCAAGGATGGCGCAGTATTCCAGATTGGTGGAGCTAAATTGGTTAAGACCAATAACTTCCCTATCACGAATATTTCAACAGGTCCAACCTCTTACCAAGGTAACTTTGCACTAACCGTTGGACTACTCATGTCCACACGGGCAGTTGGTACTGTTAAGTTATTAGACCTAGCTCAAGAAATGTCTTGGGATATGCGTAGACAGGTAACATTACTCTTAGCTAAATATGCTATTGGTCATGGTATCCTACGCCCTGAAGCAGCAGTTGAGTTGAAGACTACTTCTTAATAGTAGAGTAATACAAAAGGGGATTAGTGGTTTAACTACTAGTTCCCTTTTTTCATAAAATTAATATAATAAGGAAAACATTATGACAACTTCGGCTCTCACTACGAAACTCGAAGCTATCAACACTATGCTAGATGCAGCAGGTGAAAGCCCCGTTAGTACACTAGAGTCTTCAGGTTTGGCTGATGTAGCTGAGTGTCAGTTAGTGTTAGACCAAGTAATTCGTAGTGTGTTAGAGATAGGTTGGACTTTTAATAAGGAAGAAGATTGGGATTTAGTTCCTGATGCATCGGGTTTTATCAACTTACCAGTTAATACACTCAGTTTTGATGTTGAACAATGGAATACTAAATCAAGTAGTGCTGATACAGTACAGCGTGGACTACGCTTATATGATAAGAAGAACCATACGTTTGTGTTTACAGAAACACTCACAGGAGAGATTGTACTACTCCTAACGTGGGATGAACTTCCACAAGCAGCACGTTCATACATTATGATTAAGGCTGCGCGTATCTATCAAACTAGAGCTTTAGGCTCTGATTCACAGCATAAGTTCTCCGAGGCACAAGAGCTATCTGCCTTTGCAGCACTCAGGAGACACCAAGTTAAGAAGACAGATGGCAACATGTTTAGAGATAGTTGGTCTGTTAATGCAGTTGTACACGGGAGGTAGGTATGGCACTAATAAATGGGGTTATACCTAATCTATTCAATGGGGTATCACAACAGCCAGATCCATTACGCCATGCCTCACAGTGTACACAGCAGGATAATGGCTACCCAACGATTGCATCAGGCTTGCGTAAAAGACCTGCATTCAATCATATAGCTAAAATTAAGAATAGTATAGCTAGTGATGCTTTCCTTCACCTAATTAATAGAGATGAAGTAGAGCGTTACATTGTAGTTATACTTGATGGTGACTTAGAGGTTTACAATTTAGCGGGAGTACAGCAAACAGTATCATTTCCAAATGGGAAGACTTACCTATCTGCTACCACTCCGCGCACATCCTTTAGTGTTGTAACCGTAGCTGATTTTACCTTTATAGTTAATAAGTCTAAAACAGTATTGATGGACACAGCAACTTCAGGAGCAGCTTCACTAGGCTCTAAACAGAAATTTAGTGACTTACCCACTTCGGGTAACGTAGCAAATGATGTATGGAAGATAGAGGGAGATGATCTACAACGGTTTGATGACTATTATGTACGCTATGATGCATCAGATGTATGGATAGAAACAACAGCACCCGCACAGGAAACAACAATTAATTCCACTACTATGCCTCACACTTTAGTGCGTAATGCTGATGGTACATTTACGTTTGATAAGCAAACTTGGGGTGCACGGTTAGTTGGTAGTTTAGTATCTAACCCAAGCCCATCATTTATAGGTAGTACTCTTAATGGTTTATTCTTCTACAGAGATAGGTTAGGCTTATACTCTGGTGAATCACTAATAATGTCTAGGGCAGGATTGTATTTTAACTTTTGGTCTAGAACAACTACGGCTGTATTAGATGATGATCCTATTGATGTAACTGTGAGTCACACTAAAGTCTCAATATTGAAGAATGTAATACCATTCAATAAGACTCTATTAATGTTCTCTGATCAGACACAGTTTCAGTTAACCGCAGCAGATAAGTTAACTTCAAAAACCGTATCTTCGCAGGTTGTGACTGAATTTGAATCAACACCTAAGTGTTCCCCTGTGAGTTTAGGCAACTCAATTTACTTTGCCTCAGATAAAGGAACAGCTTCTTCTATTAGAGAGTACTTTGTAGATGTTAACACAATTACTAACGATGCTGCCGATATTACAGCACACGCACCTGCATATGTACCTGCCAATCTATTTCTGTTAGCAGCAAGTACTACTGAAGATTTAGTAGTAGCACTGTCCACAGATGAGCGTAATGCGCTCTATATGTATAAAACATATTGGAATGGTGAGGAAAAGGTACAATCAGCTTGGGGTAAGTTTGTATTAGATGCAGCAGATGTGATACTTCACGCAGGATTTATTAATTCTGTTTTGTATGGTGTTATACAGAGGGCTGACGGAATTTACTTAGAGAGTATGTACTTGCAGGAAGGCTATACATCTACAGGTTTCAACTATCAGATTCTCCTAGATAGACAAACATCCCTTACTGGGGCGTACAACAGTGTAACTAATGTAACTACATGGACATTACCGTATGCTGATGCAGGTGCATTCACAGTAATAAAAGGCTCTACATGGGCTGCGAATGCGGGTGCGAGAATAGCTACCACTCATGCTATTAGCTCTAGTACAATAGAAGGAGTAGGAGATCACTCAGCTTCACCTTGTATAGTGGGCAGAGACTTTGAGCTTCGCTATAGATTCTCTGAACAATCTGTTAAGGATGCTAAGGGTATTGCTATTCAATCTGCAAGTTTAGTCTTGAAGAACATGAGCATATCCTATGCTGATTCAGGATTCTTCCAAGTAGAGGTTACACCAAGAGCACGGAGCACCTATACTTATAAGTTTACAGGTGGAGTCATAGGTGACATAAGTGCTACTATAGGTACAGTAAATATAAGTTCAGGTTCATTTAAGTTTCCTGTAAGAACTAAAAGTAATGGTGCTACTATAGATGTAGTTAGCACTAACCACCTGCCCTGTAAGATACAAGCAGCAGAATGGGTAGGTGAGTATGTTAAACAATCAAAGAGGGTATAGTGTATGATCAGTTACCGTAAAGCAAAAACTGAAGATGTAAAGGAACTGCTACCAAAACTTAGGGCAGTGGATGTAGTTGAACTGCTACTGTCGGCAGGTCCAGAGTATGGTAAGGCTTTGCTTGAATCAGTAGCAATGTGTCGCGGTAAGGCTGAAGCTGCAATTGATGCTGAAGGTAACGTAATAGCTATCCTTGGTTGTTGTTATGTAGAGAGCAACACGAATCTGGGCGTACCATTTATGGTATGTTCGGATGAGGTTGATAAGTACCCTAAGCAGGTGGTGAAAGATGCTAAGGCTCGTACACTGAAATGGAATAAGAAACACCCTGTTCTAGTTAACATGGTGCACTCGCAAAATGAAACAACAATTAAATGGTTGCAGCGCATAGGTTACACTATAGGTGAACTCAATGAAAACTGGGGTTATGCCTCAGCCCCCTTCTATCAATTTTATAAGGTAAACCAAAATGTGTGAAGCAATTACATTAGCTGCCATGAGTCTTGCTGTAACAGTAGCAGCAGCGGGAGCACAGGTAGTGCAGGATACAATAAAAGAGAATCAGCAACAAAAGGCAGAAGATAGAAATTTCCTTGCACAGTCTAAAGCAAAGATCTTAGCAGATGAAGAAAGAAATAGAGGAATGGTGGAAAAGAAAAACAGAACAGCTTTAGCAGCAATGAAAGCACAGGCTGAACTTAAAGTAGCGGGGTCTGAGTCTGGGTTAACTGGATATTCTTTTGATTTACTAGATCAAGAAAGCATGTTTAATGAAGGAACAGATATTGCTTCTATTGAGGCTAATCGCCAATCTCAGAATAAACAAGCAAAATTAGAGTCAGAGAAACTAAGTATTGACTCTAAGAATAGACGAAGTTCTATTAAAGCACCTAATTATATTGGAGCAGGATTAAGTATAGCAGGGGCGGGTATAGATTATGGAACAACTCGTAATAAGATTAAGTCAGGAGCAGCAGTAAGTGCTTCTTCAATAATGGGATAACTAAGATGCCGAGAGCAAACACCGAACAAAAAAACGAGAGGGTAAAGGTAGCTGATTCTGTTTCAAACGCAGAGCTACAAGAGGTAAATGCTAAGCCTTTAGATATGTTAGAACTACCTAAAGCTAGTACAAAATTGGATGGCTTACTTGATGGATTAAAAGAAATTAACCCCAAGCTAAATCGGTTTGCTTACTACAGGGGGCGTGTTGAAGCTAAAGAAGATAAACAGCACGGTATAACTTTAGGTACTACAGGTAAGCCCCTACCTGAAGATGCAAGTGATGTTATGAGACATAGTTATCTAGGTACACTCGGTGATGTTAATGCTCATGAATATGCGTTGGAAATAAGGGAAAAATTCTACTCAAGAGATAAGAATGATCTGACTGATGAGGAGTGGTTTAGGAAAACTACTGAGGATACACAATCTCAATATCAGGGTATGGACAGTAGTTACACTGTGGCGTTTGCAAAAGTGATAAAGCCAAAGTTAATAGAACTTCAGCGTGAAGCTATGAAGACAAAGTTAGAAGACATAACACTCAAGGGAGAAGAAAACTTGGGTAAGATGGTAACGCAGCAACTTGATGAATTGAAAAATCAGCCATCTAGTATGGGTGCTAAAGCAGCTATTTGGAATAATATGAACTTCACAGGCAAGAGCATGGGTTTGCCGAGAGAAAGCATAAGGGCTGTTAAATTATCTCTTATGGCAGAACGGGCACACGTGGGCGACACTACCCTTATCGAGCTATCTAAGGAAGATAGAGAAGGTGGTGAGGCAGGTATGTATTACTCAGGTGCGAACAAAATAAAAATAGATGGCTATTCTCGTATTGCAGGAGATTTTCACCAGAAGAAGCAGAAGGCAGATGCAAAACAGGAATTAGATGAGGAGAAAGAAAAAACAGATCCTATAAGAATTAAAGCTATAATGATTGCTATGACAGATGGCAAAAAGGCTGCGGTAGATTATCTTATGAGTGTTGAAAAACAATTCACGCTTGGGGATGAATTTCAAAAAGTTGTAAGTTCAATAACTTCTTCTTATAGTGCAGGAAAAGGAAATGATGCGTTACATAAAGCAATATCAGTAAATATGGCATCAGGCATGAAGATTTCCGTTGAGGAAATAGCGGAGTTTACAGACCTGAGTGCAGGTGAAGTGTTGTCCTTAATTAACCTTAGAACGAGTCTGATAGCAAGTACAAAGAGTGACATAGAAAAAAATGATAAGGAATGGAAGCGAAGGACAACATCATATGAGTGGAGTGAGGCTGAAGACAATGTATTGGTATCAGTAACAGGATTTAAAGATCTAGACAAGATTGATAAGAAGTACACTACTACTCCTGTGGAATACTTAAAGCAGTTAGGCGCAAGTGCAAAAAGTAGATTTAGATTTGAGATGAAAGGCAGAAAATTAGAAGATGCACGTGATGTTGCAATCAAAGTTATAGAAGCGTTTAGAGTAGCAAAGGAACAGGAAGAAAAAGCTAGAGGTTTTAATGAAAAGTTTGGTCAAGAAAGGGCAGCTGAGCTTCATCCTTATATTATATTTCACTCAGAAGCAGCCCTTGAAGCTGCTAACAATGAAGGTCGTGTCGATAGAGAAACGGTAAAAATGCACTTCCAATATTTTGATGCGTTAGAGGCTATTGGTAGCTTTACAAAGGGTTCTAAGAAATACCCTGATACATTAAAAAATAAAGCACTCGAAGGTCTAAACAAGTAATAACAAAAGGGATATGATACATGGTACAAGATATTACTGATGAGGAAGAAGGTACACCTGCTCTAAATGGGGTAGCCCCACAGCCTAATGAAGAAACTTCTACACCTCCTATAAGTACAGAAGTTCCAGAAGTAGATGAGGATGTAGAAGTATTGATGTCTAAGGCAGAAAGGGAACAGGCAAGCATGCGCCTATTATTCTTAGAGAGAAAGCAGAAGAAGGAAGCTGAGGCTCACGCTAGAGCAGTTGCTGAAGCTGAAGCTGCGAATAGTCCACCACCTCCTCCTCCCGTAGTGGACAATAGTGCAAATGAGGGTTTTGGTTATGTAGCGGAGGAATTTGTAACGGCACTAGGGGGCGGAGGTGCTGATGCAGTTAATGAGGTTGTAGATTTATTCACGGAGGATGAGTCTTATAACCTCAATGTTCAACCTAATACCTCAACAGCAGGGCAGGTTGGGCGGGGTTTAGTACAGTTTATTACAGGATTCATACCTGCGGTTAGAGCATTAGGTATGGTAGGAAGGAGTAGTAAAGCTCTTAATGCTATTAATACAGCGGGCAAAGGCATACCTAAAGCAATGGTAGCGGGTGCAACGGCAGATGCTGTTGTATTTGACCCCCATCAAGCTAGAGTATCTAATTTAATACTAGATATGTCGGATGAAGAACCTGCTATTTATACACCTATACTAGAATATTTAAAGTCAGATGAAGAAGACAGTCAAGCTGAAGGTAGATTCAAGAATGCCGTAGAAGGCTTCCTAATAGGGGGTGCATTTGAAGTACTCTTGAAGGGGCTTCGTGGTGTTAAACAGCATTACTCCAGTAGGGGTGAGAACGCTTCAGAGAAAACAATTGAGCAGGTAGATAAACTACGAGAGGAGCGAGTAGAGCCTACGCTAAATAAAGAAGCTGTAGATGAACCTATCAAATTAGACAGTAAGGGTAAACCTATAGAACAACCAGTTAAACCAGATGAACCTATCAAATTAGACAGTAAGGGTAAACCTGTAGAAGTTGAGGTTACACCTAAGCAAGTACACCATAACAAAAAGAGAATAACAGCTAAGAGGGCAAACGCATTATTTAAGGCTGCAACTAAAGGGAATGAATCTGCAAAAGATGAGATAGTTGATGAGTTTGCGGGTGATATTAATTCAGCGAGTACTCCTCAAGAATACCAAGCAATGCGGGATAAACTTGCACCTGAACTAACACCTATGGTTAAGGGTGTGCAAACGCATGAAGTCGTTAAGGAACTAGCTGAGACTTTAGGTGAATCACCTGAGAAGATCATGGAGTTATATAAGAATGTTTCACAGCTACCTGAGATGATGGCTGCTATGGATATGCTAGTTAAGAAGCAGTTAAGTAGCCTTAACAAATTGGTGGATGCTTATGATGTTAATACATCAACAGTGTTAGAGGAGTTAGAGATAAAGAAGCAGCTAATTGCTTATGATTTAATAGTTTCTGATTTTATAGGTGCAGGAAGTCAAACAGCTAGAGCACTTAACGCACGTAAAATGATGGGTGATCCACTGTCAACTGGGCTTAGTGAAGCTGACATAGATATGTTAGTGGATGCGAATGGGGGCAGAAAGACTATACAGTCCCTCATTGCAAAGGTTAAGGTAGCTAAAAGTAATCCTAGACGGCAACGAGACTTAATTAGAAAAGGTTGGATGAAAAGATCAACTAATGCTGTAATGTCTGTATATATTAATGGTTTGTTGTCTGGTCCACATACTCCAATAATTAATGCTTCTACTAATCTTTTGTTATTCTTTGATGATCTTGCAGCACGCAGTGGTGGTGTACTCGTAGGTAAAACACCATTTAGACACAAAAATAAACTTATAGATGAAAAGTCAGGAAAATCCCTTAATGAGACTGCGGATAATTTTGATGCTGTACGTGTAAGAGCGTGGAGTACTATGGAAGCACTGAAACAAAGTTTCCGTCTAGCGAGTGCTGCACGTGAAGCAGCGGGTGGACCTAAGAAAGGACCACTTAATAAGGAAGGTGCAGGGAATGTGTGGAAGACTGCTCGTAGTGGTCAGTCACAGATTGATCCTAGAGGTGGCACTAAAGCTGAACAACAATTTGATCAGAATAACCCTATTAGTGCCGAGAACTTTGGACTGTCAAAACCTGAAGGTCGAGTAACCCCTAGTAATATAACCGCCTATTCAATTGATTTTCTAGGTGGAGTTATAGGGAGTCCGGGGAGGCTGTTGTTGGCTACTGATGAGTTGTTTAAAACAACAAGTTATACTGCTGAAATATATGAACAAGCCTTTCATAAAGCTGCTGCCGAAGGTCTTCTAATAGGTACTAAGGAGATGGGGGAACGCATAGCACAGCTTGTGACAAAGCCTTCTCCTATTATGAAGGAAGAAGCTCTTAGAATTGCTAGAGCAAATACCCTTACTGATAGACTAGGAGAGTTTGGTACAGGATTTACGAAGACAATAGATAATTCACATGTTGGTAGATTCTTTGTTCCATTTATACAAGTTCCTACAAATATCCTAATGTTTCCACTGAAAAGGACAGCCGTTATTAACAGATTGATTCCTAGTGTTAAGGCTGAGTATGCTGCGGGAGGTAGGCGCGCTGACATTCAGACAGCTAAAGTTGCTATGATGTCTTCTCTATATGGAATGTTTGGCTACTTGGCTTCGGAGGGTAAAATAACAGGCTCTTACGACACCATTACTAAAGCTGAAAAGAGTGCGGGTAAGCTGCATAATGCTTTTAAGGTCGGGGATACGTGGCATGCTGTGGACAGGTATACTCCACTTTCTTTTCCACTTCTATTTTCAGCACAGTTCATGTCAATGATTACGAATAATGAACATGGTGTTGGTGGTAAAGAAGAAGAAGAACAGCTTGCGGTTGAAGCTATTTTGACATCACTACAGTATGCGAATAACCTAGCCCCTACAGCAGGATTGGTAGACTTAGTGGATATTATTGCTTCAGATAATGAAGCTAAATTTGAAAAGTGGTGGGCTACATGGGGTGATAAAGTAATTCCATTCTCAGGTGCGCGGAGGGCTTACACTAAGACTGTTGATCCTTTCATACGAGAGAAGTATGATACGTGGGATCATATACATGCTAATAGAGGTTTGGAAAATCCACCAGTTAATCCGCAAGTAGATGAATTTGGTGAAGATAAACCAAAACCTACAGTATTTGGTCCTGTTGCATTCTCTCCTCAATATACTTCTACAGAAAGTAAAGATCCAGTAAAACTGGAGTTAGCAGCTATGGATATTACATTCCCTAGAATTAGTAGAAAACTTAGAGTTGGTGAGTTAGACATGGAGTTAACTAAAGATCAATACTATAGACTCCAGAAGCTAGTGGGTAAGGAAGGTAAACTTGGGGGTAAAAACTTTCACGAAAACCTTTCTGATTTAATTAAGTCTAGTACATACACTAGCAAACCTGAGTATGATCCAGCAAATGAGGTAAAGTCTATACGAGAGGATATGATTAGGGATACATTTACAATGTATTTAGAGAAGGGTCGGCAGCTACTAATGGAAGAATTTCCAGAAATAAAAGAGGAGCAGATCAGGTTAAACAATCAGGAGAAAAAAGAAAAGTTAGGCATCAAGCCCTTAACGTGGTTAGACCCAGATCTTAAAACTAAAAATAGTTAGGCTATATAATCAAGGGGGTGAAATTCCCCCCTATTTTAAAAAGGATTAAACATTGGCAAACGCTAGAGTAACATATACAGGAGATGGGAGTGCTACTAGTTACACTGTATCATTTCCCTTTATTAACCGCACACATGTCGTTGTAACTGTAAATGGTGTAACACAGACACTTACTACACACTATGTGTGGCTTAATGATTCTACGATACAATTTGTAACTGCACCACCTTCTAGTCAAGCTGTGGTTTTTCGTAGATATACACCTATAGCTTCTCGACTAGTTGACTTCCATGATGCTGCCATACTAACAGAAGCTGACTTAGATTTAGATTCAGTACAGCATTTGAATCTCGCACAAGAACGTGCAGATGAACAAGATTCCTTAGCATTAACCACAGTTCAAAGTGTAACAGGAGCAACACCTATCGTATCAAGTGGTGGTGCTACTCCTGCTATCAGCATAACTGCTTCAACAACCTCTGCTGCGGGATCAATGTCAGCAGCGGATAAGATAAAGATAGATGCTACATCAGGTACTAATACTGGTGATAATGCAGGGGTCACAGCAGTAACAGGAACAACACCAGTTGTATCTAGTGGTGGAACTACTCCTGCTATATCAATGGCAGCAGCCACAGCATCTGTTAGTGGTTATGCTACCTCTACTCAGATAACTAAACTAGATGGCATAGCTACGGCAGCTACTGCCAATGGTACGGTAACTGGTTCTGGTACTACATCAGGTACTAACACTGGTGATCAGACAGATATAAGTGGTAATGCAGCCACAGCAACTTTAGCTACTAATGTGAGTACCAATGCAAACCTCACTGGGCATGTTACCAGTGTAGGTAATGCTTCTACATTAAACTCATTCACAAGTACAGAATTACGTGGTGCTATAACAGATGAGACAGGGACAGGTGTAGCCGTATTTGGT